GGCTGAACAAAATACATTACCAGAGTTAAAGCAAAACCTTATTGAGTATTGCAAATTAACCATGGGTGATCAAATAGTTGATCTTGAATTAGACCCTGCGCACTACGAAGCGGCTTACCAACGCACAATTGGCACCTATCGCCAACGTGCCAACAACGCCTATGAAGAAGCCTACATCTTTATGGAGTTGATTCGTGACCTAAACATCTACACCTTGCCTCAAGAAGTGTATAGTGTACGACAGATATTCCGCAGAACCTTTGGCGATTCAACTGGACCATTTGCATCAAACTTTGATCCGTTTGCACAGGCGTCAATCAACGTGTACCTCATGAACTTCAACGTGGCAGGCGGACTTGCCACATACGACTTCTACAGCCAGTATGTTGAACTAGCCGGACGTATGTTTGGAGCCTATTTCAATTACACATTTAATCCTGTAACTAAAAAATTACAGTTGATCCGTGATCCAAAGAACACTGGCGAAGCTGTGTTGATATGGACTTACAACTTGAAGCCTGAAATCAACTTGCTGAGTGACTATCAAATTCAACAATGGATAAAAGACTACATGGTTGCCAACTGCAAAATGATTATTGGTGAAGCCCGCGAAAAGTTTGGCACTATCGCTGGCCCACAAGGCGGCGGTACCTTAAATGGCGCTGCCATGAAAGCCGAAGCACAAACTCAAATGGACGGTCTACTTGAACAACTCAAAATGTATGTGGATGGCTCACAACCGCTTACTTGGGTTATTGGATAACACAGTATAGACACACAGTCATAAATCTGTTATAATCATCAAATGGACCTGATGATTGATCTTGAGGGCTTGGGAACAGGCCCTGACACTACTATTCTTACCATTGCCGCACAGGCGTTTGATCCGTTTGGTTCCGGCTACTACGAGCAATCATACTATGCCAGGGTCACACTTGAAAGCCAAGAAACTCGTAGCATACAACAAGGCACCATAGAGTGGTGGGCCACACAACCTGCTGTGGTGCGTGACGAAGCATTTGCTGAAGAAAACCGCATACCACTAGATCAAGCACTGGATGGGTTGGGCAAATTAATTTGGCATGCCAAGCGTGTGTGGGCACAAGGTCCAACATACGACATGAACATCTTAGAGCATGCCTACAAGAGCTACAACAAACCCTTGCCCTGGCAGTATTACCAGGTGCGGGATAGCCGTACAGTGTTCAGTTTATGGCCCGAACAATCTATGCCTCCCACCACACACCATGCGCTAGAAGACTGCCGCAGACAAATTGGCATGCTGCAAAATACACTTAAATACCTCAACGTTCGGGAGTTAAAATGATCATTGGCATCTGTGGATTTATTGGGTCTGGTAAAGACACCATTGCTGACTATCTGGTAAATTTACATCACTTTCGCAGAGAAAGTTTTGCAAATACCTTAAAGGACGCTGTGGCACAAGTGTTTGGTTGGGATAGAACCATGCTAGAAGGGCGCACAAAACAAGCCCGTGAATGGCGTGAGCGTGTGGATCCATGGTGGGCAGAACGCCTGGGTATGCCCACACTAACTCCTCGTTGGATCCTGCAATACTGGGGCACAGAAGTGTGTAGAGCAGGATTTCATGATGACATCTGGATTGCCAGTTTGGAAAACAAACTGCGCCACAGCCAAGATGATGTTGTGATTTCAGACTGCCGATTCCCCAACGAAATTCTAGCTATTAAAAACACCGGCGGGCGTGTGATTCGCGTGGTGCGCGGCGCCGAGCCTACATGGTACAACTCAGCTGTGAGCGTCAATCGTGGCTCTAATGGCAATTCAACTTGGGCACTGAGTCATAGAAAACTAGAAAAACTAGGGATTCATGCGTCAGAAACTGCATGGGTGGGCACTGAATTTGACGCTGTGCTAGACAATAACGGCACTCTTGACAACCTCTATCAACAAGTAAAATTGTTAGTTACGAGTCAGGTTCAAGATCGCCCTGTCGCCATGCAAGATCGCTCTTAGACAGCTCTACTTCGCAGTTTCTACAAACTGACTTAAGATTCTTAAGTGTGGCATTGTTTAAGTTGCCATCTATGTGATACACAAAGATTTGGCCAGCATATTTGGCTCGGAATCCACAACGATCGCAGCTCATCTTTTTTTTGTAACCTGCTGATTTCCAGCGCGGTTCTCTAGGCTTTAACCCACGCCCTTTTCTAGCACAAGTCTCGCATCTTGAACGATAGTGTGTGATGTTCTCACGTTTGTAGTTCACAGCACAGGGGCGTTGGTGACAGGCTTGACAAATGGGTCTCATACGGTATTTAGCGGCCTGGACCTTGGGCAAAGGTATTCAAAACGGCTGTTTTTTTCAAGGTCTCTATAAATATTAGAACTTGAAAAGGATTCAACCATGGCTCTCATATCACCCGGCGTACAAGTAACAGTAGTTGACGAAAGTCAATATATTCCATCAGCAGTCAACACAGTACCATACTTTTTGATTGCCACAGCGCAGAACAAAGTTTCTGGCACTGGCGTTGGAGTAGCAGCTGGTACCACCGCAGCTAACGCTAACAAAACATATTTAATCACCAGTCAGCGTGATTTGACTGCCACATTTGGTGTGCCATTCTTCTACAATACCACAACTGGTACTCCAATCAATGGGTACGAACTCAACGAATACGGCTTGCTGGCTGCGTACAGCTCGCTAGGCATTTCAAATCGCGCATATATCCAACGTGTGGATGTGGATTTGACTGAACTTACTGCTAGTTTAACTCGCCCAACTGGCTCACCAGCTGATGGTGCATATTGGTTGGATACTTCAACTTCTGTGTGGGGAATTCAAGAGTGGAATCAAAGCACAGCTACATTTACTGTAAAAACACCACTGGTAATTACTGATGGTGCAGATGTTACAACCAGCACCAGTGGCGTTACTGGACTACCAGTTTACACTCCTGATAATACTGTAGGTAGCATTGGTGATTATGCAGTTGTGGCATACAGTGCTTCTACTAGTAATCTTAACAATGTTGGATGGTATAAAAGTGGTGTTGCACCAAATCTCAATACTTGGGTACAACTTGGTAGCGCCGAATGGCAAGCGTCTTGGCCCACAATCCAAGGTTCTGTAACCAACCCCACGCTCACAGCAGGACAAAGTATTTTTATTAATGGCTATTCTGTAGCTGTTCCTGCTGCCCCATCAAATACTTTAGATGGATTTGTTGGTGCTGTCAATGCCACGGTTGGGCTTGCGGGTGTAAATGCTGTTAATGTCAACGGAACATTTGTTATCTATGCAGACGACACTGCGACTAACGATGGAAGTACTGCTTCTGGAGGTATTGTTAGCATTCAACCTAACGCCAGTGGTACTGCGTTATGTACTGCTCTTGGCATTTCAGCAATTGAATACTTGACTCCCATTTATTTTCCAGCATATAGTTATCAAGCTCCTCGTTGGAGAACAACAGACGTTTCACCAAGACCAACTGGATCAGTTTGGAACAATGTAAGTCCAGCAAACAATGGAGTTGCATTGCAAGTAAAACAATACAGTGCAGCGTTAGGAGAATGGGTGTTACAAAGTTGCCCTGTGTACTCAAGCACTGCCACAGCAATTGCGGCACTAGATCCCACTGGTGGTGGAAAAAATATTCCTGTTGGAACTTTAGTTGCTAATTACAACGCCAATTTTAATGAAACAAATCCGTTAAATTCTTTTGGATTTGAAATATTAGAACAAGTTGTATTTGGACAAACTATAGTTACAGGCACCACAACTCCTGGAGCTAACGGAGATGTATTGTTTACTGCTGGAAACAAATTTGATATACGAGCAACAGAACCAGGATCTTCTGTTCTTACAACGGCTGTTGTAGTAACACTTAGTGGAACCAGTATTGCTAGTTTTATCGCCGACGTTAGTGCAGCAGCAGTACCTAATGTTTCAGCTAGTGTAAACAGCGCAGGAAATATTGTTTTTACTCATAGCCAAGGTGGCGTAATTGTGTTTAATCCTGTAGCTGGATTTGGAACTCCTATTACAACTGCTGGATTTACTACTGCTACTACTTTTTGCCGTCAATCAATTGTTGACAGCAGTTCATTAGTTTTGAGCAATTTTTGTTCTGCACCTGAGTTTGAGTACACCTCCAGTGCCACAGCACCTTACCAGGATCCTGCTGATGGCAGACTATGGTACTATTCAACAGCAACTCAAGTTGATATCATGATCCAGAACAACGGTGGCTGGTTTGGTTATCAAAACGTCAGCAATGATGTTCGTGGATATGACCTTACTGGAACCAACGCAGCAGGACCAATTTGTGCTGCCACAGCACCTACAACACAAAATGATGTGTCAGCCAGTCCCTTGGAGTATGGTGACTTGTGGATTGACACTAGCGATTTAGAAAACTATCCTTTGTTGTATCGTTGGCAGGCTGTGAGTGGAGTGGATCAGTGGGTGGCTGTTGATACCACCGATCAAGTCACACAAAATGGTGTGTTGTTTGCTGATGCTCGTTGGGCACCAAATGGCACAACAGATCCTGTAGCAGACCCAATTCCAACCATTGTGAGTTTGCTGACCAGCAATTACCTAGACTTAGATGCTCCAGATCCAGCATTGTATCCACAAGGTATGTTGTTGTTCAACACACGCCGTTCAGGTTACAATGTCAAGAGCTACCAAAGTGATTACTTTAACTCTACCACATTCCCTGATGACACATTACCTGCTGTAACCAGCACTTGGCTCACAGCGTCAGGCAACAAGCAAGACGGTAGCATGTATGCAGGTCGATTAGCACAACGTCAGATGGTTGTAGCTGCAATGCGATCTGGGTTGGACACCAGTCAAGGTGCTAGAGAAGATACTGCACAGTACACATTGATTGCATCACCTGCTTACCCAGAGTTGATTCCTAACATGATTGCACTCAGCAACGAACGCAACAACACATTGTTTGTGGTGGGCGACACACCAATGCGTTTGCCAGCCACAGGCACTGATATCACAACTTGGGCTACCAACAACAATGGTTTGGGCACTGTGGCCGGTGATGGACAATCAGCTACCAGTAACTACGCTGCTACATTCTATCCAAGTTGTACAACTGTAGACTTGAGTGGTAATACTGTGGTAACAGCACCAAGTCACATGATGGTTAGAACAATCATCCGTAGTGATGAAGTGAGCTATCCATGGTTGGCACCAGCTGGTACACGCCGTGGTGTGGTAGACAATGCCACACAAATTGGTTACATTAACGGCGCTACAGGTGAATTTCAACCAATTGGCGTAAACCAAGGCCTACGTGATGTGTTGTACGAGTTGAATGTCAACCCAATTACATTTATTCCAGGTGTGGGTATTACTAACTTTGGTAACAAGACATCAACCACCACAACCACAGCACTGGATCGTATCAACGTTGCACGCTTGGTTGCATTCTTGCGTGGACGACTAGAAGAAATTGGTAAGTTGTATCTGTTTGAACCTAACGATCAGATCACACGTAATGAAATCACTAACACCTGCAACAGCTTGATGGTTGATTTGATTGCCAAACGTGCTATCTATGACTACTTGGTTGTTTGCGACTTGAGCAATAACACACCAGCTCGTATTGACCGCAATGAATTGTGGGTTGATATCGCGATTGAACCAGTTAAGGCTGTGGAGTTTATCTACATTCCTCTGCGTATCAAGAACACTGGAGACATAGCCGCAGGCCTGTAAAAATAGGGTCCTTGGACCCTATTTTTTGACCTCAAGTCTAAGATAAATAAAACTAGGAGATATACACAATGCCAAGTTCATCATTAAACAAAATGACAGTACCGCTTGCAAGCGATCAATCAGCAAGCACACAAGGTCTGTTAATGCCAAAACTTAGATATCGCTTTAGAGTGATGTTTGAGAATTTGGGAGTTTCGACACCAACAACAGAGTTAACCAAGCAGGTAGTGAGCTTTGCTAGACCTAACTTGACGTTTGAAGCAATCACATTACCAATTTATAATTCAACATTGAAATTGGCCGGACGTCACAGTTGGGCAGACGTTGCAGTTGAGATTCGCGATGATGCATCAGGTAATGTGAGTAAGTTGATTGGCGAGCAGATTCAAAAGCAAATGGACTTCTTGGAAATGAGTTCAGCTGCATCTGGTATTGACTACAAGTTCTTGACCAAGTTAGAAATGCTTGACGGTGGCAACGGTGCTAACGAACCAGTGGTGTTGGAGTCATGGGAACTGTATGGTTGCTATATAGTGAGTGCTGACTATGGGCCAATGGCTTATGGTACCAACGAAGCAGTGTCAATTACCATGAATATTTCTTATGACAACGCCAACCAAGGCAATCAAGGCGGTGGCGGTATTGGTGCTGTTATTGGCCGCACTGTAAACGATGTTGTTACAGGTATTGGTACAGGGCCCTAAGGCATAATCAATGTCTAGCTTCGGCCAAGACTTTCTTCAGGGTTTCACTGCGACAAATAGCTTGCGTGATTATACTCACGCAAGTAAAACTTTTCGCACCAATGCCTACGAACTAAAACCTAGATTTAAATTTTTATTCCATGTTCAATTCTCATTGAATGTGGAAGAAATTCAAGCACTGAAAAATTCTAAAATATTTGGCCCAACACAAATTTCAACACTGAGCTTGGCTGTAAAAACTGTTGACTTGCCCAAATACAATATTGATGTTGCTACATTAAATCAATACAATCGCAAACGCCTTGTTCAAACCAAAATCAACTACGAACCTGTAAATATCACGTTCCATGACGATGGCGGCGATAATATTCGTGAGATGTGGTATCAGTATTATTCATACTACTACAAAGATCCAGCACAGCAATACATCAGCAATGCACCTACTTCTTATGGCACAGTTGGTCTAAATGCTACCAAACAAAATGGATTCAGTTACAACAGCCGAGACATTTATTCACAGAATCGTGTGGGCAGTGTTAACGACTGGGGATACATTGGCGAAAACTTTATGGATGGTACACAAACAGCAAGTGGTAAGCCGCCATTCTTCAAAGACATACAAATTATTGGTTTTGACCAACACAAGTATGCTAGATACATTTTGATCAATCCACTGATCACTGCCTGGAACCATGACACATACGATTACTCACAAAGCAATGGCACCATGCAACATACCATGACCATACGTTACGAAACTGTAAAGTATCTCAATGGTGGCCTTGGCAAACCAGACACTAATATCCGTTGGCCGGATACTGCACATTACGACGAAACACCAAGTCCACTGGCCCGTCCAGGTTCTACTGCCAGCATATTTGGGCAAGGCGGTTTACTATCTACCGGTGAAGGTATTTTGGCAGATTTGGAAGCTGGATCAGTAACAGGCTTAATTGGTGCGGCACAAAAAGCTGGCGCAGCTTACAACACACTTAAAGGTAAGAATTTGCGATCTATTGTGCAAAGCGAAGCTGTGTCACTAGGCAAACAAGTGCTCACTCAAAATGGTCCTGATGCAGTTAAAGCAGTAATCAACAAAGCTGATGGATGGGCATTTCCTGTGCAATCAACTCAACGAGCAATTGTTCGAGCGTACAATACGCCGGGTGCCGCAGATATTTTAGCAGGTGGAGGTGGAGTTTAATGTCAACAGGTTCAGTTAATTACACCAATACCAATCTTGATCAAACTGTAAGAATTTTTGACAATTTCTACAATTATGAGGCTAATGTTCCTGCGGCTGAGTATGATATTGTGTTGAGTTTTTTCAAACAACAAATGGGCGATGCTAGAGTAGCAGGCAACTTTACTGTGAGTTTGTTTCAGGTAGCAGAGCAAACAAACATTCCTGCACTTACTTTGTTAGATAGCTTTCAAGGCACTAATATAATGACCATCAATCTCAACATGGCCTACTATCTAAATAATATTCGTAGCAGAGCCACACTGCTGGGTGTAAATGTACAACCAGTGCCCAACTACTATGCTGCCAGAACAGTGCTACAATGAGCAAGTGGGCACAGGGTCAATATCAAGTCATCAATCCTAAAAAATATGTGGGCCAAGGCATGCCCAGATACAGATCAGGTTGGGAACATTCGTTCATGCGTTTTTGTGATACCAATGACAACATCATGCAATGGGCCAGTGAAAGCATCCGCATACCTTACCTGCACCCACTAACTGGCAAAATGACTACCTATGTGCCAGACTTTTTGATCACTTACAAAACTCGCGACAACACACTTCGAGCTGAACTGATCGAAATCAAACCCAAAGGTCAAAGTGCCATCACAGAAGGTCAAAAGCCCAGAGATCGTGCTGTGGTAGCTGTGAATTACGCCAAATGGGACGCTGCTACCAAATGGTGCAGAAATCAAGGACTAACTTTTAGAGTCATAACTGAAGACGATATGTTTAAGAACGGTAAAGCATAGCCACTAAATATGGCATGACCCGTAAACTTGAAGAACTTTTTGATTTACCACCTACCACTGAAGAAGTGGATGCTGCTGTTCCTTCGATAGCAGAAAACCGCACCGCAATCCAAAACTTAGATGCCGCTATCGACAAGATAGATGCTGCCTTGCCGGCTGTGCGCGGCTTGGAATCCACAGACCAAGAAATGGACGAACTGGCTGGCTTGGCTACTTCTAGCTACAAAGATCTAATGGATCTAGGCATGCAGGTAGACTCAAGATTTGCCAGTGAAATATTTGGTGTGGCCAGCAACATGCTGGGACATGCTATCACAGCCAAAACAGCCAAGCTGGACAAAAAACTCAAGATGATTGATCTACAGATGAAAAAGGTGCGATTGGATCAACAGCAAGCAGACAAAGACCCCGAAGCGGCTGCACAGCAAGGCCAAGGCCATGTGCTCAGTCGCAATGAATTGCTGGAAAGAATTCTGGGCAAGAATCAAAATGCTCAAAAAGAATAAATATATCACAGGAACCTGACATGAAACCATTTGCCAAATATCTAGCAGAAAG